CCCAGTAGAAAAAATATAGATCCATCAAAATTAGATGGAACAGTTATAGGATGTAATGCTTGTTATAGAGATTTTACTCCTGATGTAATTTGTGCCATAGATGCTGGAATAATAAGTGAAATTATTAAATCAGATTTTGATGGTAAGTGTTATTTTACACATAATTCATGGAATTTACTTCCTGCCGAATCTTATGATGCATTAAAGTATGGATTGGATGGAAAAGAGAAAGAAACTTACAGAAGATTCGATGATGAACATTTCGTATATATCTCAGGACTAAATGAAAATTGTTCAGACACAGAAAACTATATTATTTGGTTAAGAAGAGGTAAGGAAGACAAAATTCGTAATATAGGTACTGAAGTGATAGGATGGTCTACAGGAACTTCAGCTTTACATATTGCGTGTAGAGATTTTACTTGTAACGATTATGAAAAAGTTTACCTATTAGGTTTTGATCACAAAAATGATGAATATGATAATCTATATGCCGATACAGATCATTATTTCAATAAAGATAGTAAAATCCGTGATGGTTACATACATGAAAATGGAGTCAAAACAATAAGACAAGGAAATGTGAAAACAAAAGGTTGGATTGATGTTCACCAAAGTTGGACAGAACAAATCCTTAAAGTAGTTGAACAACATCCAGCTATACAGTTTATTTGGGTTAATTATCAAGGAAATAATTTACCAAATCTACCAAATTTATTTTCAAAGAATGAAAAGGAAATATGACAAGTTTAACAGATCAACCTAAAAACATTAATCCTCTGGCCGATGTTCAGTTTAGATTTGATGTTGCGGCTATACCCAAAACTTCCTTTTTTATTCAAACTGTTAATTTACCAAGTATAACATTAGAAGGTGCACCTGTGGCTGTACCACAACTTCAAAATTTTACTCGTCATACTGGTATTATAACTTATGGGGATCTTAATGTAACTTTTATGATTGATGAATATTTAAAAAATTGGCAAGAAGTTTTTGAATGGATGACAAGCAAAGAAAATAAATATACATCCGCAGTATTAACTGTATTAAGTAGTTCCATGAACCCTACAATGGAATTTCATTTCAAAGATATTTTTCCTACCTCATTATCAGAAGTATCTTTTGATAGTACTACAACAGACCCCACATATCAAGTAGCAACAGTAACATTTAATTATACACAATATACAGTTAGAAACTTATTGAACAACTAAACTATATTAGTGTCTCTGGCGAGAACACTTTATTATAACACGAATTTTTGATTTGTCAAGAGGCATTATGAATAGTGATTTTTCAGAATTATTATGGTTATTTAATTCCCCAAGAGAAACAAGAGAAATTATCCGATTAGACTTGCGTGAAGCAGGATTATTGTATAAGTATGCAAAACAAACATGGATTGAACCTAAAAAATTATTTCATCACACAGGAAAAGGAAATACAATATTAGAAATTGGTAGGTATTGGGGTGGATCAACCGTATTACTTGCCATGGCTACACATAATTCAGATGTAAATGTAGTTTCGGTTGATGTTGTAACTGGATGTCATGATCCTGATGTTGATGATTGGTTAAATGATTATGAAGAAAAAGAGAGGATAGATATTAGAGTAGACAATTCTTGGGCAATGGAAAATATACCATTGTCTTTGTTATTTGTTGATGGAGATCATTCGTATGAGGGAGTTAAGAAAGATTTTATTCATCATTGGAATTACTTGAATGGTGATTGTTTAGCACATGATTATGGTGATCCAACATGTCCAGGCGTGACACAATTTATAGATGAATGGATCAATGATGGTTATGCAGATGGAATTGAACAAGAAGGCACGATGGTTGCTCTAAAAAAATTAAAAGATTATGAGATTGACAAGTGACAAAAGAATATTTGTTCCTGATTGTGATGATTGGTATAAATGGGGTGCAGATTATGAACAAAAAGAATATGATGAAATAATACAATATATATCCAATTTTGATGTAGCACTAGATATTGGTGCTCACGTTGGAATTTGGTCAAGAAGATTAGCAGAAAAATTTAAAACTGTTGTAGCTTTTGAACCTGTCCCTGACCATATAGAATGTTGGCAAAAGAATATGGAAAATTTCCTCAAAGAAAATTCTGATTGGGGAAATTATACTACGCTACACAAAATAGCATTAGGTCATGAGAATGGAACTTCCACAATGAGAGTTCCAAATACTACCAATACTGGAATGGCATCACTTGTTTATGAAGGTGATTTTGGTAAAGCACAAAGATGGGTACAACCTAATTGGGATAAATTTCCAAATATAGAAATTGAAATTAAAACATTAGATAGTTATGAATTCGAAAAATTAGATTTTATAAAAATGGATGTTGAATGGTTTGAACTTAGGGTTTTACAAGGCGCCGAACAAACTATAAAAAAACATAGACCTATTATGTATATAGAAATGCATGATGCACAAGCCTTTAAGTTGATGACTGATTGGGGATATAGAATTATTTGTTCACATAGTATGAATCGTTTATATAAAAGTATAAAATGAAGTTTGAAGAAATACAGAAATTATGGTCAGGTGATTGTGAAATTGATGAAACAGAATTATCACAAGAATCGGTAAAAATTCCACAACTACATAATAAATATCTGATTATCTTTCACGATGAAAGATTAAGACTCCGTACTATGAGGTTTGATCATAGTAAACTCTTGAAAGTTAAAAGGGAATATTTTTCAGGAAGAATGGATGCAACAGAATTAGAGGCGTATGATTGGGAGCCATTCCAATATAAGTTACTCAAGGCAGATATACAAGAGTATATAGATGCTGATGATGACATAATAGAGGGTAAGAAAAAAATATCACTACAAGAAGAAAAGGTGGATTATCTTGAAGCCATAGTAAAAGGATTATCGAATAGAGGATATTTAATTAAAAATGCAATCGATTGGAAACGTTTCACAGAAGGTCATTGATACGATAGAAGTATCTAAGAAGGATGAAGTCTTTCTTAAAATTGCTTGTGAAGCTAGCGTAGCACAAGAATTGTGTGATTATTTTACATTTACTGTTCCGGGCCATACATTCATGCCGGCTTATCGAATGAAAATTTGGGATGGTAAGATTAGACTATTCAATATTCACAATAGACTATTGTATGGTGGACTACTTGAATACGTTTTTATATTTGCTGAAAAAAGAAATTATGAAGTAAAGCCTGATGGTAATTGGTGGAAACCACGTAAGATAGAAAAAAATGAAGAGTTCCTTAAAAATCTAAAGTTACCCTTTGAACCAAGAGACTATCAATTAGATGGATTTCATCACGCCTTATCATACAAGAAAAGTTTATTAGTATCACCTACCGCTAGTGGAAAATCTCTAATCATCTATCTAATTGTACGAGCACTTAACGTTAAGACTCTCATAATCGTACCTACCACTTCACTTGTTTCTCAGTTGTATTCAGACTTTCAAGAATATGGATGGGATTCCGCAAAATTTTGTCACCAAGTCTACGCAGGACAAGATAAAGTTTCTGATAAACAAGTGGTTATTTCAACGTGGCAATCTATTTACAAACTACATAAGAAAACATTTGAACCATACAAATTAGTAATAGGTGATGAGGCTCATGGATTTAAATCAAAATCCCTTACAACTCTTATGACTAAATGTGTGAACGCCGAATATAGAATTGGAACTACAGGAACATTAGATGGAACTCAAACTCACAAATTAGTACTTGAAGGTCTATTTGGTAAGGTTTATAAAGTAACTACAACCAAAAAGTTAATGGATCGAAAAGAATTATCTTCTTTACACGTAGAAATTATATTGTTAAAGTATCCTGATGTGGTATGTGAACAATTTAAACAAATTAAGTATGCAGATGAGATAGAATTTTTGGTAGGACATGAGAAAAGAAATAAATATATAAGAAACCTAGTATTATCACTTGAAGGTAATACTTTGTTACTCTTTAGATTAGTGAAAAAACATGGACGTATTTTATACAATATGATCGAGGAGAAAACAGATGATGATAGAAAAACATTTTTCGTATTTGGTGGAACAGAAACAGAAGTCAGAGAACAGATTAGAGCAATCGCAGAAACTGAACGAGATGCCATCATCGTGGCCAGTTATGGTGTATTCAGTACCGGCATCAACATTAGGAATTTGCATAACATTGTTTTCGCTTCTCCTTCTAAATCTCGTATTCGGAACTTACAGTCTATAGGACGCGGGTTACGATTATCCGATACAACAGATAAAACTACCTTATATGATATAGCAGATGACTTGAGATGGAAGAACAGAAAGAATTATGCTTATCGACATCATGAAGATAGAATAAAAATATATGATGAGGAAAAATTTCCATATAAGATTCATAATATTTCATTAAAGGTATAAATGGAAAAATTGGATAAAGATAATTTAAAAGTAATTAGATTGGATAATGGTGAAATACTTTTTTCTAAAGTAGTAGTAAATGATAGAAGTAAAGATAATGGTTATTTGGAATTACATTGGCCGATGAAAGTGATGATGAAACATGATAATGAAGAAAAACAAACTCAATTGGCCTTACTTAAATGGCTACCTTTTACAGATACTACATTCGTACCTTTAGCGGCTAGATGTATTATGTCTGTTTCTGAGTTAGGAGAAGACTATCAAGACTTCTATATAAATTCTGTGAAAGAAGATTTGGGACATAATAAAAATGAAGAGTTAAATAAAATGACAAAAATATTAGAAGATTTTGAACCTAATGGACTAATGAACTAAACTTGACATCTATCAAATTTGTGATATAATAATACTACGACATTAATTGAAATAAAGAATATTATGGCTAAACGAAAATCAAGTAAGAATAAATTACATTATGTAGATAATGCCAAATTTTTAGAGGCAATGATTGAATATAAAGCAGAATATGATAATGCAGTTAAAAAGAATAAAGAACTTCCTGAGATTTCAGAATATCTAGGTTCAGTATTTTTAAAGATTGCTCAAAGATTATCATTCAGACCAAACTTCATAAATTATGCATTTAAAAATGATATGATTTCTGATGGAATAGAAAACTGTTTACATTATATCCACAATTTCAATCCGGAAAAATCCAACAATCCCTTCGCTTATTTTACCCAAATAATTTATTACGCTTTTATTCGAAGAATCCAAAAAGAGAAAAAACAGTTATACATAAAATATAAGAGTATGCAAAATTATGAAACGAATCCTAATTATATGGATATTGATCATAGTACTGAACATGCAGAATATGACAGTACTAATGATTATAAAAATTCTGATTTCAAAGTAGTAGTTGATGAATTTGTAGATACTTTTGAAAAAAGTAAAAAGAAGAAAGTTACTAAGAAAAAAGATACGGCTTTAGAACTTTTTATGAGAGCAGCATGAATATATTTTATTTATCTAGTTGTCCTGCAGAGGCAGCTGAATCACATAATGATAAACATTGTGTTAAGATGATATTGGAATATGCTCAGATGTTATCAACTGCACATAGAGAACTTGATGGTAATGTTCCTGACATACTATATAAATCGACACACAAAAATCATCCAAGTACAATTTGGACACGTTCTTCCAAACAACATTATGATTGGTTGTTCAGACTATTCCGAATGTTAAGTGCAGAGTATATGATACGTTACGGAAAAATTCATAAATCATGGAATACTCTTAATAATATTTTAGAGTTTGCACCAAAAAATATTAAGGACAATGGTTGGATTGATCCCCCACAATGTATGCCGGATCATTGTAAAAAATCAAACACTATAGATGCTTATAGAGATTATTATCTAACAGAGAAAGCATCTTTTTCTACTTGGAAAACTAAACAACCTACGTGGTGGACACAATGAAAATAGCCCTTATTACAGATACACATTGGGGTGCACGGGGTGATAGTCTCACCTTCCTAAATTATTTCCGAAAATTTTATGATAATATATTCTTCCCCTACCTTGAAGAACATAATATTAAAACTTGTATTCATTTAGGTGATGTGGTGGATCGTAGAAAATTCATTAACTTCAAAATACTAAATGACCTACGAACAAATTTCATTGAACGCCTTTGGAAGATGGGAGTAGATACACATATCATTATTGGAAATCATGATACTTTTCACAAAAATACTAACGAACTAAATTCCATAGAAGAAATATTTACAAGTCATGAAGGTAAAGTGGAGCCGTGGATGTATTCATCACCAAAAGAAGTAGATTTTGATGGATTAGGAATACTTATGATGCCGTGGATAAATGAAGATAATTATGGTGAGTGTATGAAAGCAATTAAAAATACACAATGTCAAATTCTCATGGGACATCTTGAAGTAAAAGGATTTGAACAACATATTGGTTCATGGAGTCATGAAGGTGTAGAAGCAAAACTCTTTGATAAGTTTGATATGGCTATGAGTGGACACTTTCACCATAAGTCCGATAATGGAACAGTTTATTATCTTGGAAATCCTTATGAGATAACATGGAGTGATTATAAAGACCCCAGGGGGTTTCATATCTTTGATACAGACAAAAGAGAATTGGAATACATACAAAACCCCTATAGAATGTTTAGAAAATTATATTATGATGACAGCGAAGAAACGTTTGAATCATTAACAGAAAAAGATTATAGTGAATATGAAAATACATACGTAAAAGTAGTAGTTCAAAAGAAAACAAATCCTTTTTGGTTTGACACTATACTAGATAAGTTATATCAAGCAAATGTTGCTAATCTAGTAGTGGTTGAAGATTTTTCGGATTTAGAGTTTATGGAAGATGATGAATTGATAGATGAAGCACAAGATACATTAACAATTTTAAGTAAATATGTAGACTCATTAAACATAGAAAACAAAACTGAATTAAATATGTTAATGAGAAATTTATATAACGAAGCACTAACTGTGGAGGCAGTATGATGGAAACTTATGCAGATCTCCTTAAACGAGAAAAAGAGAAAGTAGAAAAAAACATGACTAATTATGATATGGATCAATTGCGCAGAGAAGGAAAAGTTCCAGACCTAGATAGAAGAGCAGACTATGATGGTGCATTAGGTCAAACTGATGGGCTGACCGAGCCTGAACTTGATTTAGAAAAAAGAAGAGAATTCGCTAAAGACATAATCGAAAGTGAAAAAACTACAAATATAGATATAGAAATATCAGATCAAGACCTCTTACATCTAGCCAAAGCGGCTCATGATAGAGATATAACCTTAAATCAATTATGCGTTGATGTTCTTACAAGTGCTTTTGATGATCTTGATTATCGATTTGAACATTCCTCAAAACCTGTCGTACTAAAAGAATACTAAACCTTGATATATTTTAAGAATATTAGGTGGAAAAATCTGCTCTCTACTGGCAATCAGTTTACAGAGATTCAATTAGATAAAATTTCCACTACATTAATTGTCGGAGAAAATGGATCAGGCAAATCTACTGTATTAGATGCGTTATGCTTTGGTCTATTCAGTAAACCATTTAGAAGAATTAATAGACCCCAGTTAATCAACTCTATTAATGATGGTGG